TCATCGCTTCGGCTTTTAGATCCTGGTACTGTCCGATTGTTTCGAATTCTAAGTTTTTTGGAATCTTGTAACCGATGCAGGTTTCAGGTATTTCCAGGTTCATTTCGGTCCGTAGAAATCCCAAAAGCTCAATCAGGCTTTCTAAATTGTAAATCTTAGCCTTACGCAAAGTTTCCTCGTCTATTTCGGTGAATAGTGAGATAATCTTTACTATGTCATCTCCTGCTTCAGCAAGTTTTAAGAATTGTCCGAAGGTTACTTCCTTCCATTTGGTAGGGATTTCCTTCTCTACCTTTACGCCTTGTAGTTCTATTTGTATTTTCATAAGTGATTATTATATTTGCGTCAGATAGATTTTATTCGATCTATTAAACTCAACGAAAGAGCCTCAAATCTTTACCCGGATAGAGGCTTTTTTGTTTTATCTGAATCCCATTAATACCGGAGCGGTGTATTGGTTTTTAAAACTGATTGCGCCATATCTGAAACTATCTACGTTATCGTCAAACATTTTAACAGGCTCGTCTAATATCTCCCCTGTCGGTTTTTGCTTCCACTTATAAGACCGCATTTCTTTCTGCAAATCTATTGATTCCCTATGAATGTGTATTTTATGGCTCCGGATGAAATCAATTCCTTCCTTTACTGACTTGTTCGCAGGATAGGCGTTTACTCCGTTTAGGATCAGGTCCTGGATAATCTCCGGTCTGGCTGTGTCGCAATAGACTAACGAATTACCTACTATCTGCTTTACCTTTTGGATTAGTTCGCTTGTGGTTAAGTGGGACTGATAAAGCATCTGTTCAGCATATAGGTTATTTTCTACCCTTGTGACCTTTACAAGGGCGTTAGGGTGATTAAATCCGAAGTCAAGGCCATAGCAGTAATCTCCTTCCACTCTGTCGTATAACTCAAAGGAATGGTAAATCGTGTTCTGTGTTGTTCCCCTTTCTCCAAGTCCATAAACCTTCCATAGATTTGGATCTGCATCCTTTAAACTTTCAATCTGTTTCTTTTGAATCTCGGGCAAAAATCTATTATCCAAGTAAGTTGACTGAATAAACTCTGTTTCATTTAAAGGTAGTATTCTTTGATATATCCAATGGTCTTCATCTGCTGGGTTATAATCCATAAACACAGCCTTTTTAGTTCTCATATTTAATTGTTCAAATGTTTCCTTTTGAATCAAATTAGCCTCGTTTATGAACAGTATATCCCTTCCCGGACCACGAACCTTTAAAGAATTATCAACAGAAAAAAATTCAATGTAAGACCCATTAGGAAAGCGATATAAAGACTCTGTAAGGCTATGAGCATTTGGGTCATATATTGGGTCGATAATTTCCATAAAGTCTCTTATAACGCCTTTACGCAAATGTGGGAAGGCTATAGAAGTAACAGATATTGAAACCTTTTGAGTTAATGCAAAATGAATCAATAAACCTATTAAAGAATAAGTTTTACCTGATCTTGATCCACCTTGATTAACAATAAATCTTTTTCCGTTATTATATGCTTTGAAAGATTCTTTTGAAACCTTGGTTTTTTTTAATCTAAATTGGGTCTTCCCAGATGATTTCAATTCCTCCACTATGCTCGGTTTTCTGTTCAATCTTTTGATTCGCAGTTCCCTCTAATCTATCCATTATTTCCTTATATGCCTTCTGATCGCCTTTTAAAGCCTTTGCTATCATTTGCATATCCATCTGCTCAAGGACTGTAAATTCTTCTGTTTCTCCTGTTACTGGATTCTTTTTCTTTTGTACTAATGATAAAAGCCTGAGCAGTCGAGTCTTTGAGTTCTCTACACCTTTAGGTCTTCCGTTTGGATTACCGGACTGACCTTTGACAAAAGGTTTAGGATTATCTTCTGGTCTTATTGGCATACGACTGTTTTATGACTGTTTTTTATATTCTTGTCCGTTTCTTTTGATTTGCAAAGATGGATCAAGTTTAATCATTCTGTCAACTATTACCTGGCAATATTTAGGATCTAATTCCATGCCATAGCATTTGCGGTTTAATTGATGAGCTGCGACCATTGTGCTACCTGAACCTAAAAAGAAATCTAATACTAATCCATTATCTGGACAGCTTGATTTTATTACTCTTTCACAAAGTGGAATTGGCTTTGGTGTTGCATGACCTCCTTCATCTCCTTGTCTTATGTGTCTATCAAAATGCCATACATTGTTCATATTATCATGAACATTATCAAAATAAGCTCTTGTTGAATAAAATTCTTTTAATTCTTCGTATTCTTTTTTTAATTCTTCGTATTCTTTTTTTAATTCTTCGTATTCTTTTTTTAAAATATCTAAGCCTAATGATTGACCAAGTTTTTTTAATGAATTATAATTCTCTTTAGTTGGAAAATTCCATTGAGATTTACTCCACCAATGATTTACTGTTCTGCCATCTTTATATCCCAAAAGATTAGCTAATTCTTTATCTGATTTGTTAAATTTTTTTATTTCTTGTTCTAAATAAATTCGAATTGATTCCCATTTTTCAAAATAGTTATCAGCGTTATTATTAAATCCCTGAACACCAATCATTACAAAAAGACACTTTTCGTCTGCTATTGCGTAACTTCTTGTATTATCTGAATTTTGTCCTTGTCCATTTCCTTTATCCCAAGTAATCAAATTCCTAAAAGTTGCTTTATTTTCCTTAGCATATGGCTTTATGATATTTGAATATATATCAATTAATGGCTCATCTATTCCCCAACAATACCAACTTCCGTTATCTTTTAAATGAGAAAATTGAAGTGCTATCCATTCACGATTAAACTGAAGAAGGTCATCATAATTTAGATTATCATTTATAACTCCTTCGCTTTCTTTTTTCATTCCATAAGGCGGATCATTATGTGCTAAGTCTGCCTTTTCTCCGTTCATCAATTTAGATGCTTGATCGCTGTCTGTACTATCTCCACATAACAAACGATGCGGACCAATCTCGAATAAATCACCTAAAACAATATCTGTCTGGATTTGTTCTGGCATTTCGTAATCGTCTTCCTCTGCTTCAAGTTCTTGCTTGAACTCAGGAACATCTAATCCCCATTCGTTTAATTCTTCAGCGTCCCATTCATTAGCTAATAGATTCCAATCCCATTCTCCGAAGCCTACGTTATCCTTTATGATAAATTCCTTTTGTTCTTCTTCTGTCAAATCACTTGCTTTGATTATTGGTACTTCAGTTAGTCCGGCTTCTTTGCAGGCTTTCAGTCGCATATTGCCTCCCAGAACTACCATATCGTCATTTACAACAATAGGCCGAATGTTTAACATCTTAGGAAATTCCTTAATAGACTTTACCAATTTAACATACTTGTCATCTTTGATTAGTCTTGGATTATTAGGATTGTTTTTTACCTGAGATATTTTAACTATTTCGGTTTTTGTCATATTACTTTCCTGTCTTTAGAAAATCGTGTACTTTGGCTTTGATTTCGTTGTTTAGGTTTTCAATATTAGCCTGTGCAGACGCTTGTTGATAAGTAGAGTAACAAATCGCCAGAGCTTGTTTCTGGTCATATTCGTTTCCTATTTCGTGCATACAGCGTGATACAAATTCTTGCTCGCTTTCTGTTCCGTTTGGTTTTGGTAAAGGCATAGTATTTAATTTAATTTTCTATTTCTCCTAATTGCTTCAATTTATTGTGTGCCCATCTAAGGCCTGCTTTTCCTCCCCACGCATCATAAAGTAACTTACCGCATCCGTCTGAATAAGACTTTGAACTTTCCAGGTCTACTTCATGACGTGAAAGGTAAGAGTACATTCTTTTAATTGTTTCGAGGCTTATTGCTTCGCCTTTGGCTAATTGGTTTGCTCTTTGCTTTCCTACCGCAGTTCCGCATGATCCCCAACCATTTTTATCTGTCCACTCAAGAACTTTCTTAGCGTTGTTTTTTACGTCTTCCGGATAATCCGAAAAAGACTCAAGCATAGGATTGAGATAGCATTTAATCTTAAGGTCTATGTTTCTGTAAAATTCAGCTATTGTAGTCATCGTATTGATTCTTTGTAAAAAGAAACACAGCTATTATCAGCATTCCTAAAATTATGATTCCTGAGTATGACATATTTTAAATTTAAAAAAAGCCGGAAGCCTGCGCCACATCTACCTGATGCTTAACCTCCGGCCTTTAACCCCTTCCATTTTCTGCGCTATTGGATGCGGATCTTTAATGAGAATCATTCCTGTCCTGATGCAAATTTAAGCAATATTCTTTTTGTTTTTCAATTGCTTTACTTTTTCCTTATACTCTTTGGTAAGTTCGTCTATTTCACTTTTGGTGAACTTCTTTAATTCATTTGACTTTTGAAGTAATTCTTCTGCTGTTCCCTCCCCATATCTACGGTCAAGCTCTATTGAGTATTCGTATTGTCTGCCGGCGTTGTAAGTGTTACATGATACACATTGAAGGTGTACGTTTTTTTCATCAAACTTGGTTGCCTTGTGTCTTCGTGAAATAAAATGACCTGCGTGTGATTCTTTGTAGTGTACTTTCTTTTTGCAGGTAATACAGTTACCGAATCCGTCAGCGTCAGAATCTCTAAGTCTTATGAATAGACTGAACTCCTTCCAAAGTTTATCCTCGTACACGATAGACGATTAGTTTACTATCTATCTTTCTGGTGGCTATCTTTATCTTATTCTTTTTTGCAAAAGCTAAAGCCGATACCCTTGCAGACTTTGAAAAGTCAAACTCAACAGAATCCTTTTTAAGAATATCTGAGAAATTATGCTTTTGTTTTCTTCCTCTTGTTTCTGGTATCATTGTTCTTAATTATTTCAATAAACTTTTTTAGATCTTTTTTACTGCTAAATACCGGCCTTGATTCATACATAAAATAAATAGACCATCCGTCTTTACTTTCATCTGATGCAGTTGAGATTAAAGATATAGCGCTATCTTTTTTAAAGAAGTCAAATGTGTAGTAATGATATGGATCGCCTCCGCTTTCTTTGGCGGATATCTTTACCTTCTTAAATCCCAAGTCTTTTAAATCCTGTTCTTTCAAAACGGCAAATCGTTTTGCGTTACTTTATATTTCGGTTGCTCAGCTTGTTGTGTTTGAGCTTCTTTCTTTTTTACTGACAGTGAAAGATATTCTCCTTTTTGTCCAGTCTTTTTCCATGCGCTGATAAAATAATCTCCATCGTTTAATTTGATTGTGCCTGTCAGATCGGGATGCTTATCTGTTTTTTTGTCGGCTTTAAAAAGTGATCCCTGATTTAGTTTCTGTTCGTATGCCATAGGTGTTTATTTAATTATTTGTAAAAATATTCATTACTTAGGATTAATCAAAATACTTACAAACTTCTGTACTCGGTCCTGGTGTGTACTAAGAAGCAATTCGATGTATTTATCTAAAGTCATATTAAGTGCTTTGGCTTCTTTGCTTAGTTCTTTTTTAAGTTGAGCTGTCATACTGAATTAAGCTAATACTTTTTTTCCTTTCATGTACTTGGATACAAACTGCTTCAGGTTCTTTTCTAATATGCTTTGGAAATTACCTCCGTGTCTGGATTCGACCAAACTCAGATTATACACTTCGCTTGCTTTGTTAAGAATTACAATACAGAAATCAAATCTGTAATCTATAAAGTAAATGTCTTTTCCCCATATTTCGCATTCCCATGATCCAGAGCGGAAGATGTACTTGTGGTCTGTTGTTATCATATTAATTCATTGATTAGGTTGATGTATCTTTTTACTTGTGATTTCGTAAGAGGCTTTAAATTAGATTCCCATAAATTAACTGTCCATCCTTTTTGGCTTTCGTCACTGGTTGAAGAAACCAAATCAAAGGCATAGTTGTATTTCCCGAAAGTGTACTCGTAGAAGTAATATCCTATGTCGCCTGACTCTTCCGGTGATACTTTGACTTTCTTAAAGCCTAAGTCTTTTAAATCTTTTTCTGTCATTGATATGTATTGATATGTTTCGTTGTAGTATCTCTCTCCCATTTCTGCTTTACAAATATGATCTGGATATTCACTACAGGCTCCATCTTCCCATGCATCGACTATATTTTCTCGCTCAATATATTTTGATTCTTCAATTAATGAATTCAAGTCTTTCCAAGTCAACTTACAAAATTCGTGATTTCCATAATTACCTAATTCTTTAGATAACCATTGTATTGCTGTTTGTCTTTCCATAGGTTTTATGTTTTGCACTGTGGTAGTGCTATTTACTATTTATTTTAAAAATGTAAAAATATTTCTGCGTTTAAGTCCTTTGGCAACGTCGGTTTCTTCCACCTTTTTAGCCTCTTTTATTATGTCTTTACTAAGCTGTATTATTGCCTCTGTTCTATTGGCCTCTGTGGCTTCATTAGAGCCCATTACAGCCACTTTCTCAGGTCGGTTGATATTTTCCTTGTCTGACAAAAAAGAATTCAAATAAAGCCAAATTTTAGGCCTTGTCAGCTCTTTGGTATTTTCCTGCTCTAAACCCATCAAAATAGCTTGTTTTTTTTCTTCAGGCATCAGACCATCAAATGAGTTGAGTATCCTGGTCATTCCTCTGGTTTCAGTTACTCCGAGTTCTTTTAAAAATTGTTTCATAAGTTTAAATTTTTAATTATTTTATAAAGTACATTAACTACGATTGAATTTCCTGCTTGTTTATATGCTTGTGAATCGCTTACTGGCCAAGTGAATGAATCTGGAAAATCCATAAGTCGGAAGCATTCACGAGGTGTTAACCGTCTTATTTTATAATTTGAAATTGTTTCAAGACCGCTTCTTTCACTCCTTAATGCAGGTGAATATTTTTTATATATTCTTGTATTTTCTCCAAAATCATTTGTTCTATCTATAATTACTCCTTGTTGACAACCAGTGTCTAAAGTTTGAGCAACCTGTTTGCCAACTCTTCCTCTTCGTGTTTCGCTATTTGGATTCTGAAGATTAATTGAATTTCCTTCTGTTGCTTCTTCGTATCCTTTTGAAGTTTCTGATTTTATTTTTATATATTCTCCATCAGTTGGATTTTTAGAATACATTGTAAGCACACAATTTGCAGTATTTTTATTTTCAGGATCAGTAAATCCTATGCTTCTTTCTGCATTGATAATTGTACTTATTCGTTTTTCACTTAAAAAAAATTTCTTATCAACTTCTTCTTCAAGCACATCTTTTAATCGTTTAGTCAAATGCTCTTCTTTTGGAAATTGAAAATTATTGTCTTTATCATCTCGTATTCCAATTAGAAAAACTCTTTCACGATTCTGCGGAATTCCGTGATTCTTTGCGTTTAGAACTTGCCAATACAAATGATAAGGAACTGAATCTTCATAAGGAAATATAACTGGTAATCCGTTTACTGATTTTCCCCCAAGCATATTAACCCATTCTTGAAATGTTTTCCCTCCATCATCAGAAAGTAATCCTTTCACATTTTCAAAAATGAAATATCTTGGTTTATTGATTTTTATAAATTCGTGTGAATTAAAAAACAATATTCCTCTTTTATCTTCTTTACCTAATCTTTTACCGGCTAAACTAAAAGCCTGGCAAGGTGGTGATGTCATATAAATATCCAAAGATTCTTTTGGTATTTCTCTTTCGTAGACATTAGTTGGGTAATACTTAGGTTCTCCGTAATTATGAATAAATGTCTGCCTTGCATATTTATCCATATCACAAGCAAATACCTCTTCATATTTTATTCCTAATCTGATTAGTGCTTGGTTAAAAGCACCGACCCCTGAAAAATCTGATCCTACTTTAATCATAATTAAAATGGTAAATCGTTTTGCGGTTCTAAAATTTTTCTAATCCTATCTTCAGCCGTGTCAAAGCCTGTCCAGTCTTTTCTGAAAGTAAACCTTATCGGATCTTGGTAGCTTGTCGGGAAACCTCCGCCTTCGGTATTCCTTACTTTGTCAATGAATAACAAACTCACATATCTTTCATCTGTATCCATTGCATACAGATTCCGGTGAATTACCATTACATCGTCTGACTTGTTGATAAACTTTCCACCGCCTTCGGTATCGCTCGCCATCGGTCTTGGGACTTCTCCGTTCTTATCCGGCTTTACTCTTTGTGATTCGGTTACCGTGTGGCAATTTAAAAAAATAGATATTCCGGTGTTCTTACAGAATATTCGAAAGTCTTCAATCGCTTCATAATCGTATTCATGTGAATTCAATCTCCGGTCTTTTTTTAGTGAGTTGTAAGGATCGATAAATACTACATCAGGTTTAAATCCAATATCCTCAGCTATTCCTATTTGCTCCAGGATATCCCGATATGTGTATTGCTTCACATGCTTAATAAACAAAACCTGCTTTCTTAGAAACTCAAAGTACCTAGAGTGTTGGTCCGTTTCAAACGTAAAACCTAAAAGCAATCTGGCGAGCTGACTTACTTTATTCTCCGCTGAGTAAATCATTATCTTTTTATTCCTTACCAATCGTGAAAGCAGATAAACTATTAAAGTTGTTTTACCTACGTTCGAATGTCCTACGATTGTCGTAAGCTGTCCCTGTTTGAATGGGCAATGTTCGTCTAATCTTTTATGTCCATATTTGGTAACGTCCCACTTAATACCTGTCATTATTTCTTTTTCGTAATCGTCTGGATTCTCGAAAAAGTCTTTGCCAGGATTAAAGTCCTCAAGTAGTAACTGTTGCTTAATTTTTTCTGCGAAGCTCATTGAAATAATATTTTAAATGTTCAGATTGTTCTTCGATAATAGCCCTATACTTTGCTCCTTGTTCGTATGTTTGGAAGTCTTTGGCTATCTCTTTTAATATTCCGTGAATGTATTCTATCGTTTCACTTGCTACTTCGTTAATCTCGGCATCTGTAATTAGTAGCTTTTTAACTTCATCGTTCTGCTTTTCTTTTGCTAACTTTTCAACGGATCGCTTTTGTACAGTCAGAAGGCTTTTGAGTTTGCCTGCCTTATTAGGCCAGAGCTGTGTAAGTTCGTAGTATTTGTTCATCGCTTAAAACTTTTTTCTACAAATAATTGCATATCATTAAACAGATGCTGAAAGTCATCATATACTTTTCCATTTCTATCTACCAGGAATTTCTTTGTAAACTCCGGCCTTTGGATATGGCTCATGTTTATGTGATAATACTCAGTCAGACCATCCTCACCATTTAATCGGTATTTTATTGACCCGAGATTTTTGGGTTGTATTGTTACGTATTTGTCTGAGTGTTTTCCAAGTATTTGTATTGATTGATTATTTACAATTTCATGGGGGTTAACAGAATTGTTTACCATATCATTATTTATATATTCTTCTTTTACTATTAATCTTATATTATTATGGTTAACAGAATCGTTTACCCCCCCTATGCTTTTTTGTTTACCCCCTATTGACGAATTTGCTAAGGCCTCATTATTTAATCTGAGTCTTCTTTGGCTTCCATTATTGGTAATTTCTTCAAACTTTATAATCCATTCAGCCTTTATAAGTTCATTAATTAATCGGCTTATTGTCAATTCGTGCATACCAAATAACTCAGATATATAAGCATTTGAAGCAAAGCAATATCCTCTTTGATTTGCCAGGTTTCCAATAATTCCAAAAAGTAACTTAGCGTTTGGAGTTAATCTTTCATCCATTAAAACAGCCGTCGGAACTACAACATAATATCCAAATCCTACTTTTTCTTCCATAAAATAAAAATGCCTCTGAAAAGCCTTTCCCATGTGCAACTGGTACTCAGCCTTTCAAAGGCGGTAAAATTTTTAATAGCTGTTGCACCAGCGTCCAATCCTATTGGTTCACAAATTTAGAAATTATAACACGGAATACCAAGCCTTTTTAATTCTAATTTAATCTTATCAATCCAGGCAGCATCGTATGTATCGTAAGGATCTAAGCAGATGCAAAGACTCCGGACCAGGTAAACAGCCATGCCTTTATTTCGTTCGGTTAATAGGGATAAATTCATAACAAGAATACCTATCAAATAATCCCTTTGCGTTTCATTTGCTATTCCTGTGAAGGTGTTAAATTCTAAATTTATCGGTTCAATCTGATAAGTATCCATAGGCTTATAATGTTTGAGATTACTAATGTGAAATACATCGTACTGGTATTAATTAATACCTCTTCAATATCAAAGCGATAACTCATAACAATGAGTAAAATAAACAGCCAGATTGAAGAAATAAGGCTCCAAATTAAAATACCTCTAATCGTTTTTGGGTCTGTAGGTTTCATAGGTTACTGATTTTTTAGTCATTTCTTTAAGTCGTTTTTCTAGTTTTTGTTTTTCCTTTTCTGAGTATAGCGGATTATTTCGCCAGTAGCATAGTTCACCACTTAGCCACTTATTGTTTTTAAGATAGTGAAGGTCTTCTTTAGTTGAGTATTTCATTTTTTAATAGATGGGTTATTAGTTGAAATCTGTTTTTAACATTGTATCTCTTTACCAGGTTAACAGTATGACAGCGGATTGATAAGTTAGATCGGTTCATTTTTTCGCTAATCTCCGGAATACTGTAACCTTCAACAAGTAAGTTTTTAAGTTGTTTCGCTTCGTCAGAAGTCAAAGCTCTTCTTCTTTTTGCTCTTTTTGCCGGTCGTGTTCTCATAGTAGTTTTAAATATTCTTGTTTTAGTTTTTCTGCTTTTTCAATCTTTTCTATTATTTGGTCGTGTACTTTTTGATCTTTTGGACAGCTTAGGATTATCATTCGTTCCTCTAAAGGAATATCTGAGAAATCATGATCTATCGCACTCGTATAAGTGTCTACAAATTGCTCAGCCAGGTAATAACATAAGAACGCTGAATCGCATTTGGTCGCAAGCATCTGCATTTGAAGCTGATAGAAATACTTGCTTTCAATATCTGCGCCTTCTTTGTAGCTTATTTTCAAATCAAAGAAAGTTCCAGGCTGAGGACATTTTATATCACACACAGCAATAATATCTAATCCGTCATAAAGTACTCCGTCTGGTGATGCTCCGGAGTATTCGTTAATCGGAAAGAATTGTTTTGATATTAATGACCAATCATTCTTAGTGATCAGTTTAAACTTTTCAAATGCTTCTGCTTCGGTTATGATTCCGTGTTCCATTGCTTTGTTTACAATGTTCTCACGATAGCCATATTTCTGTTCGATAGCTTTAGATTTGATATAACCTTTTGCGGTTTCGGAAAAGTTACCTGCGTCTTTATTAGCTTTTGTTTTTGGTTCTACAAATAGCTTGTAAATCTCTGATGCTGTAAAGCGTCCGATTCTTTGTTCTAAAAAATTCATATTTGCTCGGTGTTATGATAGATAGCTATTAAAGTTTCATCGTCATATCTTATTCCTGCATTATCTACCAGGAATGTACCGTCATTTCTTCTGAATACATAGAAAAAGAAATCCCTGTATCTGTCGGAAAGCTCAAGCGCATAGTTTACTGCCATACGCTCGGATTGGAATTTATGGCTTAAGTCCATTACTTGATTTCGTTTTTACGTTCAGCAAATAATTTTTTAAGGCTTGCGTTAGATTCTACTGAGTCTTTGTTTTGATTGTAAAGGTTCAGAAGTTCAGGCATAGTTTTGCAGTTTTTCAACTCCAGTATAAACTCTGAATGATCTTCATTTCCATGAGTATTTGTAGCGTCTGCATCTTTATTGTCATCCAAACAAAAGAGGCCAGACAAAGCATACTTACGAGCGTATGAGCTTGAACTTCCGGTAATCTGAGATCCGTCCATTCCTTTTTTTGTTTCTTCTTCACGTGCAAAACTTGTAGAAGTGTACGTATTAGTTCCATCTGTAAGCGTTGCAGTTGCTTTGATGTAGAAGCGGTTTCCCATTAGTACAACCTCGTCCGATACTGTAAGCCAGAAGCCAAGCGGATTAATCACAGGCTTTACTGCTTCCATAATATCCTCAGCTGACCGGTATTTGTACTTTCCAAAGCTGTTAAATTGTCCCTTTGGTGCCTTGACCAAAGATTGGATTTTTGCAAGTGTATTCATAGGTTATAATTGTTTCCATTCTTCTTCGTTCTTTTCAATCAGTTTAAGTAAATACTCACGGACTGAAAGCATTTCTTTTCTGTAATTTTCGATGTCTTGGTATTTATCAAGCATCTCAGTTTCAAATTCAATCTTATCTGAAAGTGCCTGGCACATTCCTTTATAAGATCCGATAATTCCTGGCATTGAACTCATTTTAATTTGATTGTTATTTTGTTTTTGTTTATTATAAATTGTTCGCAATATTCGTAAGCCATACCTAAGGCCATATTCCAATTCGCTACCTCTTTTTCTATTTCTTCATCCCTGAAGTAATGGACTGTGTAGATTATCTTCTGATTTTCCCAGACGTAGAATGTTCCTGTAACTCCGTCCTCTTGCTCTTCTTCAGTTATGAAATATTTCATTGTAGTCTGTGTTGTGTCTTTGCATGTATGATTTTCCTCTGAGTCCTTGATACTGTTCCTGTAATTTTTGCCTGCATCTTCGGATTGACTCCGCTGAAGTGAATTTACCAACTGAGTACGACTTAAGAAAATCAAGCGCAGAAATATTATCAGATCTTTCCATTTCATTGTACCAAATTTTAGCAATTAATAGATTATCGTTATCTCTTGTTCTAGCATCTTCATTGAGTTGCTTCAGAACTTTGTCTATGGTTTTATGATGGATCATAATCGTTCCAATATTTCCAATGATTCTCACAAAGCTTTTTATTTACATGGTCGTAATTGTATTTTAGGTAAATCTCAATTACTTGGTTTTGTTCTTCAGTGAATTTGTAGGTATCCCATGTAATATCATACGCTTCAATATCTCCGCTTTCTTCACCTCGTCCGCTTCCGTCATCTTGGAAACTGCAGTCTAAATCTGGCTCAAGTAAATAAATAAGGTATTCAATTTCTATTTTCATTTTTTATATCGTTTTCTATTTCTGAATATGTTTTGTGAGTAGGTATCGGAGTGAACTTAACTAAGAACCATCCGACAATAAAAAAGATAATTAGTATCATATTGATTTGATTTCAGTTCCATCCATTTCAAAAACTTGATATCCCATAAATAAATACTTTGCAATCTTTTGATTCTTGTCAAAGTTTTCACCTTGTCTACTTAAGATTGTCAATTTGTCTTTTTCGCCTTGACGATAAACTTGGAATTCTCTTTTGAAGTTTCCTGTCTGAGTTTTGATTTGTGTTTTCATTTTGTTGTTTGTTTTTGATGAGTCAAAGTAAAGGCAGATTTCACTTTAAAGCAAATTTATTTTAACTTTTTTTTGAAATATTTTTTATAAGCCTTTTTCGCCTATTTTAGCTTTTTAATCCAATATCCAAAAAACGCATTTAAAGCCCTTATAAGCCATGAAAATTTCTGAGTACTTTACCCTTAGTGAGATGGTAAAAACGTCGCAAAAAGCCTCTAATGAGCCCACAGAGACTATCGTGTCAAATCTAACCTATTTGGCTAAGAAATTAGACCAGGCAAGGGTAAAACTCGGAGAACCGATTATAATTAATTCAGGATACCGAAGTCCGGAAGTCAATAAATTAGTCGGAGGATCAGCAAACAGTCAGCACATGAAAGGACAGGCCGCTGATATGGTCTGTTCTGATAATGCCAAACTATTCGGGATTTTAAAGGATATGGACTTCGATGAACTTATATGGGAGTTCGGTACGTTTCCAGGACAGCCGGACTGGGTGCATTGTTCATTTGTAAAGGGACGAAGCAGAAAAAAAATGATGCGAGCTTTTAAAAAGAACGGAGAAACTAAATACGAAATTATACCACAATGAGCCGGAAACTACTTATTATCAGCTCAATAATTTTGACGCAGATAACATACGCCCAGATTGATAAACTTCAGCACTTCGGTGCAGGATCACTTGCAGGATACTACGGAGCATCGTTAGAATTAGCTACTACAAATCAGGTACATCCATACCTAATCTGTATAGGTTCAGCAACACTTGCAGGAACCGCAAAGGAACTAATGGACAGGCAAACTACTGGATTTGATAAAAAAGACTTAGGAGTTACAATAGCAGGAGGCGTGCTGTCAGGGACGATTATTTACATCATCAAAAGACGCTACGCCAGAAAGAAGGCTAAACAACTTTTCCGTTAATTATTTTAAGGTTCCTAACGTGGAATTCATTTCCGAAATTTTCCACTAAACTAAAGCCGTGATTCCATGAATTAATCGGCATATAGGCCGGAGTCAAATCACAAAGACATCCTGTACTAAAACAACCTATAATCTCCCCGTTTAGATTTTGTTCTATATGTTCAGAGGTTCTATGGTGATGGCCTCCCAGAGTCGATGACTTGGTCCGCATATAAAATCCCCTTGCGATATTCACCGGACTAATTATACCGCTTCGCATCTCGTGGCCATGAAGGATATTTAAGGATCCTACTTTCATCACTCTTTTATTAGTAACTATTTCGATTCCGAACTCTTTAGCCTGGACTACATTTTCAAACTTAATAAGATCCATGTCTAAGAACTCCGGTATCCTTTGAAGTATATACCTTTCGTATCGCTCTTCGTGGTTGCCTATTTTATAAATGATCCTTTGAGTCGGAAACAACTCCCTGAGCTGTACAAAGAAATTTTTAAGCATATCAAGCTCATACTTAAAGCTTCGTTTCTTTGGATCCTTTTCAAAAGAAGATAAATGATAACAGTCAATTATATCACCGTTTAAAATAATGCAATCAGGATTGTAGTTAATTATAGTCTTTATAGCTTCGTTTAAAGCTACCCGATCGTAGTAAGGAAAGTGAATATCTGAAAGAACTCCGATTCGTTTCTGATTAACTATAACCTTTGAAAAGTCATCCTTCTCAGGTTCTGGAAGCTGAAAGCCTTTCCACTCTACACGATTCTGAACTTCTTTTCTTGCTCTTTTGCCGTGTGCTAATGTTACTCGTCTTATTGAATCTCTGCCACTTTCAGCGGTCTTGAATAAGTCTGGATGGCGTTTGTGTAGTAGTTCTCCGAGTTTCTTCTTTGAGTATTTACATATCCCATTTACTGTAAACTCTTCAATAATCTTTTTTGAAATTTTATCATTTATTACTTGCATCGGCTTATCTTTTGTTTCAACAATAGGGCCTCTATGTCTTTCAAAAGATTGATTCTTAAAGATGAATCTCCGCCTATTTCGTAGGTCTGATTTAAAACAAACTTTCCCCTAAAGTCTTTTAGTTTCTCAACTTCAATAGAAGCCGGACACTTAGGACATACAGGAGGCGGACAGGATAGCTTAACTTCTTTTTGTGTGTAGTGAATCATTGTAATGGTTCCGGCTATGCCGAGAATCACTCCGATTAGAATTGAGATTAAATAGCTTTTTATCATTTGGTTAAATTTTTCTTTTCCCATGAACTAAGACCAAGCGAACCAGTAGCAACTGAAAGGAAAGCAATTACTACGAATTCCTTTACTTCTTTTTCGTCAATCATTCCGTAAAGAGAATATCCCATCGAGAATACTAAACAAGCAAAACAAGTCAAAGACTTTCGGGACCATTTTCCATCTGTTTTTAGAGTATCTTCGATTAGCTTATTCATTGACCTTACGATATTTTAATTTCCAAAGAAAGTTTTTTAAGGCTCTTGTTTCTTTGATTACTTTGCTTTCGCTCCACTCAGGATTACGAATGTGTAAGAACTCGTGAATCTCCGTATCAAATAAGCTCTTTGCGTTCTTATGTCGTGGATCTATTTCTATTAAATTTTTGTCAGTATGAGCCTGACCGAGTGCCTTTTCTCTTCCTAACTTCCGAATGACAACTTTAGGAATCAAATTTTAGAAAATAAATAACTTAGAGCAAATCCGAGAACTGAACCTACAAATACTAATAATTTTAATTGCGCTTTGATTTCTGCCCTCCAGGTACTCAAACTTTGAATCTTATCCTCAGCACTTAAAAGCCTACCGTTTGTTTTTTTGGTCTGCTCTAAGATAGAATCAAGTTTCTCATCCATTGCCTGTTGACGTTCGTCTAAGCGTGCAAGTAGTTCTTCGGAGTTCATTTTTATTCGTTTATATATTCTGAAAAGGCTGAAAAGAATTTCACAGGGATATCTTTATTCTCGAAGTCTGAAAGGTTGAATTTTGGTATTTCGATTTGTTCTTCGATTTCTAAAAGGTTATTAATCTCATCGACGAATTCAGCGTTAAGTTTCTGAGTTAGTTCTGTGTCTTCAGGCTTAATTAGCTTTTGGTATTTCTCTTTAATCTTGTTTTGAGTCGATTCAAAAGTCTTGATTATTGAAGCGCATTTGTCCTGAATTCTGCCAAGACGATAAGAAATCTTGAAATCTAATTTCGTATTAGATTCAATTAGCTTGATAGCTTCGTAGACTTCGATTATTTTGTTTAGTTTCATAGTGTGTTTATTTTTTGCAAATTACGCCAATATTCCGGTATTTCTCAAAGCCTTTACTACCTGTTTTAGAGTATATCCGTCAAAGGTATCTGTGTCGGTTAAGGTAGTTCCACCGCCTCCGGTAAGCGTTGCCGCTGCTACTGCTGTGGTAGGCTGGACTATAGGTGTGGCATTCCAAAAACCTATCTTTTGACTTGTTGATGTTCCTATCTTTGTTCCTGTTGAAGAACCGAAAGCAATATTTAATCCGTCATAATTAGACGAAGTAACCATATAAGTCCAAGCAGAACTTTGATAAATTGATGGAGTATTTACTGTTGTGTCATAAACAGTTAAACCATTTGCAGGAGATGAGATTGCATCTCGCTGTGTAGTAGTCATTCTTGGTCGAAGAAATCCTTTTGTAGTAGAAACTATTTCAACTTGCGCTGAAGCATTTACAGTTGTAGTTCCATTAGGTAATCCAAAACCTGACGCACCAACCGAATCAACTAGAAAATGATTAACTGAACTACCAATATTTTGATCTGTTATTCTTATAGCAGTTGAACCAGCATTATTACCTTTTGTAAATATTGCAGTATGACCACTATTCGATACGCAACCAATAATTATACTTGCTGATCCAGCGGATGGCCCATTACTATAAACTCCAACAGTTGAATTATTAATAAATCCTAATTGCGATATACTACTAGTACCAGATTGAGTAAAATTCCCCTGTACCCTCGCAGTACCGTTTACGTCAAGTTTGTATCCTGAGTTAGTTGATGAACCAACCATAAGACCTGCACTATAATAAGCATAACTTGGTCTAAGTACAAATTCATTACCGGAATTTGTTAATACTAAATAATTTGTTGCTTGAATATATAATTCAGTAGCATCTGTACTCGCTCTAAGCATATAGCCATTACTATTATATAAAATAGCTGGCTTTGTAGATGATGTTGAAAATGTGAATGAGTTATTGGTTACTCCTCCAAGATTATTAATTATAGTATTACCATTTATTCTTAAAGCGTAGTTACTTACTCCAGTAAATGCACCATTCGTAAACGTAGGCGCAATATCCAATCCTACTAAAACATCGTTATTCGCAGCGGCTACGAGTGTGTTATTGAAGTAGACTCCTCGAGCTATTGCAGATGAAGCTGTTATGCTTCCTGAGGTTGTTAATTGGTTCTGAATACGAGCAGTACCATTTACGTCAAGTTTATAGCCTGAGTCTGTTGTAGTGCCTATTGCAAGATTACCGTTTGAGAATAATCTAAATATTGATGAATTATTTGATATAAATTCAATTGATTTACTTGATCCATCTGCTCCTATTTGTAGTAATCCATTATTATTTTTAAATATATGTCTGTCAGTAGATGATAAAGAACTACTATTGTAAAATTCCATTACACTTGCTGTATTAGTTCCGCTTGGAGCAAAAAGAAAAACAGCAGATTTATCTCCAGAATTTGGCTGTATTAATATCTGTGTATAGGATGATTGATTATTTGATTCTACTATTTTAGTACCCGCAAATACTATTCCTTTTGCGGTTCCTGTTGTTACAGTTAATATATCTTGTACCCTCGCAGTGCCATTTACATCTAGTTTATATCCTGAATCTGTAAATGTTCCTCCTGTTTGTATTAAAGTATTTCCATTTGCAAAAATTCGAAAAACATCATTAAAAGTACCAGCTGAACTTCTATTATTAAATATTAAAGATGCTCCTGTATTACTACTTTCTTGTAGTGATATAATTTTAGATACAGCGTAAGATGATCCTGCGCTACCTCTTGATGAGAATTGAATTTGAACATACTGATTATTTAGACCTCCTGTATTATCATTAACAATATTAACTATAGAGTTTTCAGTTGGAGTATAGGAAGCAGTATTTTGATAATTAATTCTAATACCATAATTACTTACTCCTGTAAAAGCTCCGTTATTAAAAGTTGGATTAATATCTAAAGCAATAAGAGTATCATTATTTGCCGCTGCTGTTAATGTCGGTGTTAAATTTGTTCCTCTTGCTATCGCACCTGAAGCCGTTACGCTATTATTGACAAGTAAAGAAGTTGTCGGACTATATGTTAAAGTTGCGCTTCCTGTCTGCGTTGTAGTTCCGTTGAAATACGCTACTTGTCCGCTTGTTCCTGTTCCTGTGATTGGATTAGTAAGCGTTGCCTGCTTTCCGTTTAATTGCGTTTGAATTGCGCTCGTTACTCCTTTGACGTAACTTAATTCTGTCAAACTTGGATAAGTCGCAGTAGAAAGCGATCCTATTGTCGAGCCTGTTGTATTGAAATAAGCTATTTCATTATTCGTTCCGGTACCTGTTACAGGATTAGTTAAAGCGTTCTGCTTGTTGTTAAAAGTGGACCAATCGGTTGAGCTTAGATATCCGTTAGTACTTCCCGAAGCCTGACTGATTGAAATCGCATTAACACTCCGAGAAAGCGGAGCATTGAAAGTCAGATTATCTGAGTCATTAGAATTCTCCCAGACAAATGTAGTTCCGTTATACCTTAAAACTTGACCATTTAATGGTGTATTTATTTTTACATTATGAAGTTCATCAAGCTCGTATCCGTTGTCAATTTTTACAAATATCTTTCCGTGAACACTATGAGCATATACAACGAAACCAATTATAACCGTATGATTCGGAGCCTGTGGTTTTACATTTGTAACTTTTCCAGCTGTTGTAGGACTTAAATACAGCGGATCACCATCTGCCCATGTTTCACTCTGAAGGCTTCCTGTGGTGTTAATCTCACTAATGATTCCACTCGTTACAATAAATCCACTTTGGTTATTACTGATATTCTCAGCAATAAGTCCTAAAGTATCTGCACTATTAGCGTCATTGTTTCCTTGTGCTAAATTTACTTGAAGTCTTTGTCCTTGCGCTCCGGTTACTTTTACTACCTGGTAGTTTGACCTTAAAACGTTTCCTCCGGTTCCATTTACTACCCTTGAAACAAGTTTCTGGCCTATTTCTAAAATAACAGATCCACCTTTTAATAAGGTTTCAATCGTTCCTTCTGTGTCGTTCCATCCTACATTCCCGACCGCTTGAGTATATTCAGTCGGTGTAGTATCGAATTGATAATATCCACCACTTACTCCATACTCACCTAAATTGACATTACCAGTAGCTCCTGTGTATGGTACTTTAGCAGGTTCTAAACTCCATACAGCTGCGCCAGTTGTAGCGTCTGTACAAGTATAAATATCTCCGTTATCTAAAATCCACCGGCTACCTATTACAAATCCTTTAGAGTCATCATCGGTAACACTTGGAGCAAATGTAAAATTGTGAGAAACTTCACGGATAGTTAATCCGTCTTGTTCCATTGTGTATAACCTTCCTGCTTCCCATTTTAATTCATAATCAACGGAACATTTTAAAGCTATTCCTTTTGATCCTCCATTGCCTGCGTCTGTGGTTCCCTCTTGTAATTTAGAACCGTTATCCATTAAAATCTTACCACCGGCACCAAGAATTACATCAGCGTCATTAATTAACTGAATATCGTTAGTAGTCGTATTTCCTACATCTGTGACATCTTGCAAAGACTGTGCAACAGCCGCAGTAGTCTGAGTGGTTGAATCAGGGAAAGTTAATCCGGCTGAAGTTACTTGCATAGTACTTAGAGTATCATTATCAACTATTGAAAGTCGATTATACTCAAGTAAACCATATTCAGTACCTGCATTATTCTCAACTCCGAAATATGCTCCTGACATCTCAGAATCATAAGTTCCGTCATTTGCTATAATACTATTATTTCCTATATCTATATTTCCTGTTGCTCCTGTGTATGGTACTTTATCATCTAAAGCATTCTGCAGGTCAGTTTGATTCGATAAGGTACCAGTAATCTGTCCCCATGTCAAAGAGCCCCCGCCTACCTGAACATAAGCACCATCCCAACGGTATATAAAATTAGTATCTTCTGTAACGTATAAAATACCTTCTTCACCTTGAGCAGGTAGTGAAACATAGTCAGCATAAAACAAAACAGAAGTCGTAAGACCTCCGTTAACATAGACATCAACAGGAGTTCCGTTTTCGTCTATTGTTACTTTTACATCTGGAGAATTGTAAATATTAATTGGCTGCATTTACTGTACCGTTATAAAATATGATATTTCCGTTTATACGAACCTGACCAGAATACTTTAACTGGTAGTAGTATTCTCCTTCGTTTATATTAGAATCACTTGCACCTATTGTAATGTCTAATACGTTTGAATTTAGAACAAGTCCTGAAGTAGAATCCAATTCAAATACATTCTTCTTATCTCCGAAATTCTTTTTAACAATGAAAGTAAAATAATTTGCAGGATAGATATAAGGATCACCATTTTCGTCTTTGAAAGTAAAAGAAATGGTTTCCTGGCAATTAACTCTTTTAAAGAGCTTTAAAGTTCCTTCGCCTCCAAATGTTACCTTATTCATTTGTTATTATAGCTTTATTAACTTGAATCAAAACGTCTGATTTCTTATCTATGGAAGTAATCGCAAATCCAAAAACATCTGTACACTTTTCCTTATACAAAGGATATTTTGTTCCATCGTTTGCAATCTCAACTCTTAAAAAATTCAACATCCTTTCTTTATAAAAGATGCTCTTTTCTCTTATGTTCTTTTCAAATGCAGCTAATTCTAAATTAGGCAGTACATTAGAATTATCATCCCTAAATTGTCTTATCCCCGTAGGCGTAGCGTCAGCATTTGAAAACTTCAAATACTCGAAGTAAGTCAGCCATGATAAGTAATCTTTTATATATGGATCATAAAGAGATTCGTTATCAGCTGTTAAAGTATCTGAATCGTATTGGCTTTCTATTTCTTCGTAATACTCACCGCCGATTAAATCCTTTAATGTATCCTGTGCAATCTTTAGACAAAGGTTATATTTTTTGTCGTTTGTATTTAAAGACAAAAAACAAGCCTCGTTAAGATATCCGACTGGTATAAGATTTATCATGTCTTTTATGCTTCTTCTGGTGTTATTAACCAAGCATCAACGTCAGCATCGGTAAACCCGAAGCCATTCTTAAGAAGTTGTTTTGCCTGATCGAATGTTAATTCCTCTTTATTAAACTTTCGAACTATTCTCTGTATTCCCTGAAGTTGTCTTCCGGTTAGATTCTTAAGCGAATCATTTACCTGTTGTTCTGCTGTTTGAGATATAGCGTTTATAGGAGTAATAGACTGAAGGTCCGCAAAGCCAGGTATATTCTGTTTTGCAAATTCAATCTTTGCCTCTGGTGATAGAATCTCCCAGAACTTGTCATCTATAACTACTGGAGTGCTTACAGGTGAATAGTTTAATATCTTAACTTCTGCTGTGATACCCATCATCGGCAGAAGGATTTCATTATAAAATTGTTCTAATTTTCTCTGACGTGAAGCTACACGGGACTGCATCAACTCTACAGCTTTTTGAATAGAATTACCATCAGAACCGAGTGAACT